CGTGAGTTTATCGAGCGCACTCATCAGATACACAACGCACGTGAACAAAATTGGTAAGACGGCAAACGCGGTCTTCTCAATAAGCTGGCTTTTGGCCTCAAGTTTTTCGCTCATTATTTGTCCTTCACCTTGTTGATCTGCTCCCAAGCAGATTTCATCTTTTCTTCAAGGACTGCTACCCGCAAGTCAAGCTTGGACAGCACGATGATGAGCGTCACAAGACCAAGTAGCACCGGCCATGCTTTTAGGAAGAGTTCAACTATCTCCATCACCGTGCATCCTTATGTACTCGCTCCGCAGGAACGTCACCTTTTTGCGCCCGTCGTGTCGTTTGACTCTACCCAAAGCAGGCGGGTTGTTCAAGTATTCTGCGGCTCGCAGGATCAAATCAGGGTCGTCATCAAAAATACCAAGCGCCGTGTTGCATCGTTTGCACAGCACCCCCCGAACATCATCAGAGTCATGGCAGTGATCTACCGCAAACTTGTACTGCTTCAGCTTAAGCGCTTGTTGACAAACAGCACAATTATACCCTTGAAGTTTCAAGAGTAGTTCAAAATCTGTGGGGGACAGCCCAAAACGAGAAAGCCGATTTACATCGGCTTTGCATCCACTACAGAGAAAGTAGTCCTTGCGCCCGTGAATGATCAAGTCTTCTCTGGCAAACTCACCAGAACACACAGCGCAAGAGGGCATTTTGAAACCCCGGTGGATCGCACCGGGGCCTGACCTTAGTTGTCAGTTTGCTCGTCGTCTTCTTCAACTTCTTCAGCGTCGTCTTCTTCAGCAACTGCGTTGGCAGCAACTTCAAACTGCGCTTCGATGTGTGAAGAGAAGAGAGAAGACAGGGTGAACTCGTTGATGCCGCTTTCCACGGCAACAGCAAAAGCAACAGAGAAGAGAGCGTTCAGCGCGTCAATCGGCTCCGAGCCGTCAATCGCATCAATGATCAAGTCTTTCATGAGAATCTCCGGGGTTGATGGGCGGTCGCCCGCCGCGATCTTACCTTGCTTGTAAGACAGGAAAATTACTTTTTCAAACCCCTGAGCGTCTCGGCTAACCGTGCGCGTTGTCCGAGTTTCCCCGGCTTTTTTGCAGCGGCGGCAAGTTTCTTCTCAGGTATGGGCTTTCCGGGTTTGGCTCCAAGCTCGGCGCGTAGTGCGCCCTTGGTTTTGGGATTAAGCGCTTCCTGAATCCACTTCTTTGCTGGCATCTTCCTGTTCCTTTTTGAAAGCATCAATCAGTTGAGCTACCTCAACATACGGGCGCTGGCCAAGATACTGCAGGATGGCGTTAAGAAGATTGATTGATAGGTTTGCCTTATCCATTGATTACCACCCATGACGTAGTGGCCTCGTCCCAGTAATACAACTGACCGTCAGTAGGCATTGGCGTTGGAGCATCCCACAGACAAGTATCTTCGTTCAGAGTCCAAGAAGGATATGGCTGTGGCGGGATAAAAGCATCGCGGGTTGCGTCGTAGGTGTATCCAATACTTGCGTAGTTTTTACGAAATCCGTCTGTTCTACAGCGCTTGCAAACTTGACCACGAAATTCACCGTACCATTGTTCCCAATCGGTGTTGTCCGACCCTTGGTCTTTACCGGGAATAACTTCCGTTACGACATTATTTTCATCAAGGAAAGCGTAGTAATCCATAATTATTACCATTGAATGGTGCCGGTTCCGGCGGTGAATCGATAAACGCGATAGCCAGTCCGAGTTGGTTGGTCGTAAGTTAATCCACCACCAATTGAAGTTATTGCAGCATATGTATCTGAGTAAGCAATAACTACAACACCAGAACCACCTGCTCCGCCGGTGCCGCCACTTAGAGCGCCTCCACCGCCTCCGCTACCAGTATTTGCAGTCGCCGCGCTTGCTGCACCAGAAGCACTTCCATTACCCGCCCCTCCACCGCCGCCGCTACCAGCCGCAATTGAAAATGGAGTGTAGCCGCCCCCACCTCCACCACCGGCATATGCGACTGCTGAACCAGTAGTTATTGATGAATTTGTACTTGAACCACCGTTTCCTGCGTTGGGAGAGGCAGCAGTAGCCGACCCACCAACACTAGACGAACCACCTCCACCTCCAGCGCCAACTGTATTGCTAACTGAACTTGATCCTCCACCTGCATAGCCGCCAGTTCCTCCCGAACCACCTGTATAAATATTACCGCTGGCAGTTCCTGAGGAACCTCCCCCACTTCCTCCACTTGCAGATGAAGAATTGCCATTACCGCCTACGCCGCCGCCAGCGCCAGCGTAAGCGGTTACAGATGAAAATACAGAATTTGACCCTGAACTTGCCGCCGCTCCTTGTGCGCCGACTGTTACCGTGTATCCCGTTCCTGCCGCGACAGAAAATGAAGATGAAGCAAGAAATCCTCCTGCACCACCGCCACCACCCAGATCCCCAGCGCCGCCGCCGCCGCCACCAATAACAAGATATTCAACAGTCGGTGGTGCATTGACACTCGCTTTTTTACCACCCAACACAGAAAGCATAATCCCACTCATGACACGTTGCCCGTCAGGACGCAGGTGGTGGCAGAACTAAACAAAACGGTGCAAACACCGCGAGTTGCAAGCGTGGCTGACGTTACAACTGTGTTGGTTCCAGCAATATACGCAGTTGGAGCGGAGCAAGTGATTGTCGCGCTTGATGCGGTGTTGTTGTAAATTGAGATCAGATCGCCTTCGCTGAACGTCGACGTTGGGATGACAATTGCACCCGAAGCACCTAGTTGGACGTATTTGCCAACGTCGCCAACTGCTAGGGTGTAGCTGGCCGTCTTGGTCCCAACGGGGGGAGCATTGAGATAGCCAAGCGTCACCGCATCTGTAGATGGCAGCGTCTGGGTAAGTGTGCTTGCAGTATTGGCCGATTGCAGCGTGACCGTTCCAGCCCCACTAGAATTGCCTTGAAGTTTAAGTGCGCTCATGGTTGTTCCTTTAAGCAGCGATGAGCCAAACTTGGCCCGTAGGGACGGTTACGGCAACACCCGTTGCCACGGAGACAGGCCCAACGCTAAATGCGTTAGAACCTGCCGTTACAGAGTAATTTGAACTGATTGTTTGGTAAGACTCGGCTACGGGGCCAGCAGCACCACCACTAACTGTTGCCCAAGAAAGGGTTCCAGAACCGTTAGTAGACAGCACTTGACTGCTAGTACCGTCTGTTGCTGGCAACGTCCAAGTGACGTTACTAGTTACCGTACCGGGGGCCTTAAATGCCACATAGTTGCTGCTGTCGGTATCAGCAAACCGCAAAGCACCAGTACCACCAAGTTGGACGTTTGTGCCATCCCAAGTCAGGTTGGCAGATCCACCAAAGGTGCTAGAACTGTTGAACTGAATCTGCGTGTTTGCGCCGCCGGGAGAACTTGAAGGGGCAGCAGCCCAGACTGGGGCGCTGCCACTAACAGTAAGAACGTAGCCGTTACTACCAATACCCAACCGAGTACCAGCACCAGCAACGCCACCGTAAATAAGATCCCCAGCGGTTGTCATGGGGGACAGGTTGTTAAACCCGCCGTTCGCTGTGTTTGAGTTAGTGCCACCGTTGGCAATCGGAAGCTGCCCAGATACACCACTAGCAAGTGGGAGTCCCGAACCGTTTGCGAGGGTGATCGTTGGGGCCGTGCCCAGCACTACGCTACCTGTACCAGTCGTAGCGACAGAGACTAAGTTCTTCGACGCATCCGTGAAGACTGCCTGCGAAGCGGTCAGTCCTGAGTCAAGGATGTTTGCAACCGTCAGCTTGGTGCCGTCGAAGGTCATGTTGGCTGAGCCAGCCAAGTTACCCGAACTGTTGTATTGAACCTGTGTGTTTGAGCCGCCAGCCGAAGCGCCGATCCGAACGAAGTCTGCTCCGCTCCAAGCAACCAGCGCCTTGTCGCCCGACGCAACGGTTACACCCGTCGTCGGACCTGCACCCACAATCTTGACTGACTGCGAGGTGGATGTGTTGTTAATAATGATGTACGACTTGCTCGATGATGGAGCCGTAATCGTCAAAAGACTTGCTGGGTTACCCGTACAGTTGATAATCGTGTACTGAGCAGAACCCGTTGCGCCTGATCCCGCTTGTGATAGGGAAGAGCCGTTAGTAACAGAAAGCGTAACCGCCGTTTGGGTTCCACTAATCGTCTGCGTACCGGCTACCGCCGAGTCAATATACGTAGAGATGTAGTTGTTGACGGTATCGCCCCAAGTGCCCGACAACTCTCCCGTTACCGGAAGGGCCAGCCCAATAAGCGAGGTGTATGAAGTTGCCATGTCTTAGTCCTATACCGTAACTATATCAGTCCAGTTCGGGTTTTGCGAGTCTGGAATCAACTGCCAGTACGCATACCCCAAGTTACCTGTTGCACCTGTTATCAGATTGCCGTTGATTGAAACCGATTTAACCACAGCCATTGTTCCAACTGCACCAGAAGCGGCTGGTGCCCCAGTTAAAAACGCCGCCTTGCCCGGAGTCCAAGTACCCGCTGCACCAGAAGCTGTTCTACCACTAAGTGGGAAAGCCATCTCAAAAGTGACGCTCCCCGGAACTGCAAACCCACTAGAACCTGTAAGACTCGGTGCAATCACCGAAGTCATCGACCCCGCATTTACCGAAGCCGAGGTTGTGCCGGTGCAAAACGCCGTGATGTTTGGTACAAACGTGCCCGTCAATCCTTGGGCTGCACTTGCACCTGTCAGCGCAGTCGTTCTACTAAACGCTATTGACCCAGTAAGTCCTGATGCCGTTATGCCATTTGGCGTAATCTCGTAAAGAACCCCAGAAGAACCTACCGCTCCAGAACCCGCCGCCCCTGATAGGGCTTGCGAAATCTCACGTACTATGTTACCAGCATACCCAGAAACAAGTACACCCGTAAGTGCGGCAGTAACGTCAGGAAATGTAGCAGTAACAACTCCCGCATTACCGGAAGCAGAAGAACCCGTAAGTGCGCGGTCAGTATCGACCCCACCCCAAGCTCTACTGCTCCAAGGACCTGCTCCCCAACCAGAACTTACGCCCGGAGTGAGACCGCCCCAACCGCCACTACTCCAAGTGTCGTCGCCCCAAGCATTGGCCACAACATACCTTTAAGTTGTAGACAACCGAATCAGTGCCAAACTTGCGCTGTTAGTTGGCATGGTAAGTGTGAAGTTACCCGCCGTAATTGTCTGTGAGCCAAACGTGTACACACCAACAGCCTTGTTACTCTGCGACGAGTTATACAGTAGCATTGTGTCGAAAGCCGTGCTCAGCGTGACGCTGCTATACGTTACTGAAGCCGAAGGCGTCCAATAAGCCGTACCCGCAGTCGAAGAAGTGTTGGTCGAAGTCGGTGCAGTGGTGTTGGTGATTGTCACACCACCCGCCGTATACCCCGTACCAGTAACTTCACCCGTCGTCGTATAGACAGTGGTGCCCGCGTTGATTGTTGCCGAAGCAAGGTACAAAGCGCCCTTGAATGTGTCTGCTGAAGTCACCGCCCGTACAGGAGCCGTGCCAAAATTGTGCGTTGCGGTCATCAACTCACTAAGGAATGATGTGCAAAGGCTTTGAGTGTTTGCCATGATTTATCCTAGTAACGCGCCTTCAAGCGCCGTGAACGGAGAGGTTTTGAGGGTGACATGAGCAGAACGGTGGACCAACTCGCCATCAAGCCAGTACTCGACCCAAGTGGTGAACTCAATATCATTATCCACTGATCCCTCTCTTTTTTCTAGGAGGGAGTCGTCCATCTCGCCATGAATGGTGTTAACTAACATTATGCGATCCTGATGATTGCTGATGTGTTGGTGACTGCCGGAAACTGAACAGTGAAAGTGGTGGTTGACGTTTTGTCTGAGCCAAAATCCAACACACAGATAGCTGGGTTTGTTGCTCCGTCAGCCAAATAGATCAACGCCCCCCGCGCAGTAACCGCAGTAGTCCAGACGGCGTTATTAAATGACCAGTACGCAGTCGTGCCTGTATTACCAGTAGTAGGTACTTGGCTGATAACAAGTGTCTGACCGCCAGCGGTATATCCCGAAGCAACAACTTCTCCGGTAGCAGTATACGCGGTTGTGTCTGCATTTAACGTAGCTGCGTTGGTGTACAACGCGATCTTGAAGACCTGCGTCGTACCCGTGTTGAAGTTGAACGTCCCACTAGGAAGCCCGGTCTTAAATGTGTTGGTTGACCAGTTGCCGGTAAAAGCCATCAGGTAACCTTAATTTTAGCCTGACCGTCACGGTACGCATCACCACGCTCCAACCCATCACCCAGACGTTTGGCAAGCGCCAACGCTTCTTTGTACTTGCCGTCGTACAAAGCCATCATATCCTGCTCACCCTTCATGAAAGTGTAAGCTTCAACAAGAGTGCCGTACAGCAAGACCGTATCAAAGTTGTCGCCCAACCAAGTTGTGCCTGCTGTGACAATCGACTCGGGGTAATAGAAGTAGTGCAACTCCATTGTGTACACAGCGTCTGGAGTTGGGCCAAGGATGAAAGCTAGCTCTGCCCTGTTATCAGATTGTGGGCCAAACAAAGCGTAATACTTTGGCAGCGCCGTATCCGTTGGGTTGGGGTAGGCTTGGCGAATGAAGTTAACGTCTTTGTTCAACAGGTACGTGTAGTTTGCCGTCACCGTGTTGTAGTTCTCAATGACAGCCAACGAGTACGTAGACAGGAAATCATTTGGGCAAGCAAGGTACTTGTTTGCTGGGCTTGTCACCCCCGTCACATTTCGGCGCAATGACGGGAACTGAATCGTGTTGTAGATGCGCTGTTCCGCCTGATTTATGAACGTGTTCATATCAGTCGTCTGGAACGTGTTCTCCGTATAGTCGGAGACCGCAACTACAAGCTGGGCATAGTTCACGCCATCGGTCCCCGGGACATCAGACCTTTGGTAGCAGCACCAGTGCCGCGCATCTTAATGCCGGTGGTCTTGACTTCAGCGTACGGTTTGCTGCGTGCGGCACCAAGGCTGACTGCCATGTCGCTTAGCTCAACGCGCTTTGGGTTTGGGCCGTAGCCGTTGTTGCTCACATCCGTGCCAGCTTTGCCCGTCATGTCGTGAGGTTCTGCGTAAACGGCAGCGGGTCCGACTTCTTTGCCGCCTTGTTTCATGCTGAACTTAGCCATTATTTGCTACCTTGGTTCATGGCACGGGACATGTTTTTCCCGTACTTCATGCGGTCGTCCGTGGTTGGGCCACCGGCTTTCATGCCTTTGACGCCTTTGTGCATGCGCTTCTCATGCCCTTTAACTTCTTTCTTGGCTTCGACATCTGCGATAGCCTTTACCATCTTCCTGTCCATGATGACTCCTATGTCGTCACAACCGTAACTGTACCCAATTGCACCTGCAAAACCAAGTTGTTAGGCGTAAGCGTCGTATCAAATGCCCTAGCCCCACCCACCGGATTCCACCCCCATTGAATGACTCTGCTACCACCACCCGCGTACCCATCAGCCAAGTTACCGGACACCTGATACGTCGTGTCTTTGCGTGGGTCCCGAACGCCTTGCGGGTCATCCACCGGATACATGCCAAGCTGCAACTGCGGCTGGTCTGGGTCCCAACAACTGGGGCAAACCAAAAGATTGTAGATCTTGGTCTTGATTACTTCCTTCTTGAGTATGCTCAGCTTGTACCCAAACCCGCACCTGTCGCATACGGCAATCGAATTCTTGCCGGATGAAAACCTATTGCCCATTTACGGACCATACCCAATAAACATCTGGCGTGGGACCAATCGCAAGGACGCTTTCTCATGGTCTTCCTGCGCCGCCAACTCCCAAGTCTCGTCGTACTGCATCTTCAATACATCAAGACGCTGCATTCCATCCGGCACTTTCAGCGCAACATAATACGCCAGCCCTGCTGCCATGCACGGAATAAACCGAAACGGCACATCCATGACGTTAACCCCACCACCCGCATCTTGGGTGCGACGCATACGCCAGTAAACAAACTGATAAGTAGTCGTATTGTCGGGAGTGGGCCAAACTGTGACAGCCGGAGTTTGCTGCCAATAAACGGTTGCCCCGGCGTTGTGTTGCGTTGCAACAGTGTTCTGCTGTGCGCGGAAGCAACTGTACAGCGTGTTGTCAACGATGTATCCGTAGTTAATGATCTCTGAGTCAATCTTTACAAACCCAGCAGCGGGCAGGTTTGCCGCAGAACTGACTGTAATTGTGGTTGCTGTGGGAGAAATTGTTGTGCTCAGCGTAGCTGAGACTGGCGTTGTCTGTCCGTTATACCGCTGCACCCAGACTTGAATTGGCCTGCCTTGCGTTAATTTGTTTGGCAGTGTGGCGTATGTTGATACGCTAATACGTGTGATCGTCAGGTCAGACTGGTTAGATGTGCTGTTTGCATTCGTACGGATTACGTGCTCCAGCAAATCCACCGTGTCGTCGGGCAAAGGGTACGTGTTCTGCCCTTGCACCAGATTGATGGTGCCCTGCTCAATCGTCCATAGATTTATACCCCGGTTCGCCCAGTCCGCAAACATCAGGTTAAGCGAGCGCCGCGCTGTGCGCAGATCGTAACCCGTGCGCATCTCCGAGCCAGCACGCTCAAAAGCCTCCTCGACCAGTTCCGTCAGATCAAGGTTAAACGTGGTTTGGCCGGAAGTATTTGCCATGATTAATAGTTACGCAGCACGCCGTTTGAACTCATGACCAAGTTATCTCCCGGTTTGTACTCCCGCATAAGCGCAGGCAACCCAGCTTGTTGTAGTGGCTGCTGCGAGATCTGCGTGGGCTGCTGCCCCATAGCATTGTACTGTTGCGGCTGTTGCTGGGGAGGAGGCCCAAACGGATTCTGAAACTGCGGCATTGGACCGCCCGGACGTACATACTGGAAAGCAGGAACTTGCTGCGCCATGTTGGGGCCACCCGGAGTCTGGCCGTATGTCTGCCCGCGCTGGCTCAGATTTAATGGAGCAGATGCCTGCTGCCCAAACTGCGTACGGGGCTGGAACGCCATGCCCGGAGTCATGAAAGGGATGGGCGTGAATTGTGATTGGGCTGGGGGCGTATTTGTAATCGGGTTGTACGCGCCGGGGGTGCCCGTAGTAAGAATTGGATTAGCGCCGCCAACAGGCATGCCGCCCGAACCAATAGTAGAAGGTGGTGTTGTGCCACCGACGTTTATTGATCCCGGGTTGGGTCTAGCTCCGGGCGAACCGTAGTCTATCCACTGCGGAGCAATCTCGTTTGAGTAGTCCCAATAGCCGGTGCTTGGTTCATTGATCATTATCTAAATCTCGCCGTTTTTTTCGCAATCGTTTTGGGTTGCGCTACGAACTGTTTACCTGCCGCCTTGCCCGCACGTTTTGCTTTGGTTGTCGCCGCATATTCTGCGGAGCTAAGGCTATCAATCGCCGCACTGGGCAAATATCGTTCGCCAGTTTTACTGGACGGTTTGCCACTCTTGGTGCGCCACTTCTGGTCGCCCCAGTCTTTAAGAGATTGCTGCGGTTTAGCTAACCCACCACCAGCCATTTTCTTACTAGCGCAATGTGCTTTTTCCGAGAAGCCTTTTGGGGCATCACAGTTTACAGCTTTCTTGCGCTTAGCAGACCACTCAGTCACGATAACCGCCGCCAGCAGCTTTGTATCTCTTAGCAACAAGCTGAGCTTTGCGCGCAGACCACTGTCCTGCGCCTGTGCCTTGAGTTGCCGCAGCTTTCACTTGAGACACAATACGCTTACGAAGACTGGGCTTCGTGTAGTTACCTGCTGCATTAACTTTGCCGCCATCCTTGTACTGCGTAAAGTCCGTGTCGTCGCGGCGAGCCTTGACCTTTGGTCCGGGCATCTTCTTGGGGTTGATGTCCCCCATACCGCGACTGACTCTCATATCAGCACTTGCCGCCGCCAGCCATCTTGACCATCATGCCTTTGGTTTTTCCGCGTTGGCAGCAACCGTCAGCACGCGAAGAAGCAGAACCACCGCCTGCCATCTTCTTTGGCTTCTTGATTGGTTTGGTTGGGCCTTCGTAGTCAATAGGGGGGTTGCCCATATCGGCGGTATAAATCTCCGCTTCGCCCGGTTTCTTTGCGTAGTCAGACATGATTAACAAGCCCCGCCTTTTTTAAGTAGTGTACCCTTGGTCATGCCTTTCTTGGCAACACCATCAGCGCGCGAAGAAGCCGATCCGCCAGCAGCCATTTTTTTGGTTGCGCCGCCCTTCTTCATGCCCATCATCTCAGCTTTTTCATGTTTCATCATGGCGGCGGGAGCACCCTTCTTCTTCATGAAGGCCACTTCTTTACCAACCATCTTCTTTGACTCAGCCATGTCACCACCTTTTGAAAATTTACGACCCTTATCAGCCGCTGCAAAGTCCTTGCCCACGGACTGAGGGACGCCAACTTTCTTGGCAAAAGAAGGCGAATGGGCAATCGCCTCCATGAAATTGTGTTGTTTTTTGCTACTGCTTGGCATCGCTGTCAACATCCAACGGGGGCTTTTTAAACCAACCACGAACCGTATCGGTTTCCCAGATTCGGATCGACAACCAAACAATAGTAACTAAAGAAGCAAAAGACGGAAGCATGTCGGATAGCGCTCCGACCACAGTAAATATTGACAGCCCGTCCATGAAGGACTTGGCGGCATTTATGTCGTGGTGTTCCATCACACAAACCGTCCCTTGGTTTTGCCCCGCTGTGCGCAACCATCTGCACGTTTGGAAGCAGAACTGGTTGAGCCGCCTTTAGCCATCTTCTTGACTGCACCGCCTTTAGCCATTCCCGGTAATGGGCGACGCCATGTTCTGGCGTTAGGATTGGGGATTGTCTCGCCCATATCCATACCAACACCGGGGCGATTACCAATCAAACCCGGAATATCAACACCTTGAGTTTCAAGGCGGCCTGCCGCCATATAGGGTCCGGGGTTTCTAAGACCACTTCTTATTTCGTTGTTGTCATTGTAGTAAAGATTACTGGCGTTTCTAACGTCCGCCGCTGTTGCTGTAGGACGCTCTGGCGTAGGCTGATCAAAGAAACTACCACCACTCTGACTTACTCCAGCCCCACCACCGCCACCACCAGAATCATCTGGGGATACGTCAACAACATCGCCCTTTCTGTAACGTTTGACTTTTTTCATGTCAACACTTCCACGCCCGAAGGCTTTTGTTAATCCGGGAGTCGGGGTCGTTGGCTGTTTTCGCTGAGGTAAGTTTCGATTTCATGCCGCTCATTCGCGCACAAAAGCTCTTCCTTCTCCCGGCGTCTTCTTTCGTTTTTGGTTTCGGGGCGGGGGGCTTTAAGTTCATCCCTTGTGATTTCGCGGACGCGCGTCCCTTCGCGTTCAGACCCCCCTTGGGGTCCTTTCCTTCTGCTCTTTGCCATGCAGGAGATTTAGCCATAAAACACCGTAATAGATGAGCTAGTTGGCAAAACCACATAAAACCCGTTTTGAAATAGCACACCTTCCCCGGGTATCAACGTCGCAATAACTGCGGTGTTGGTAGTAACGTGCAGAGTTAAAGCGTTTGTACCGGCGTTCGTAGTTGCGTTATCAAAAAATTGTATCTCCCCGGCAGTGCCACCGGGAGCTACTTGATAACCTTTAACTCGGGTACGCCCAGCGTACCCAACCCCACTCGCGTCTAAGTGTACGGCTTTTACATCAGTTTGCTGCATTGCAGCCCCCTACTTAGTTTTGGGTGCTGGTCGGGTACATTACGCCGTCAGAGCCTTTGACAAGGTATTGCACGGTAATCTGTGCTGCTCCGCCGCTGGCCGTACCTGCACAAGCGTAGATCACTTGAAGAACTAGATCTGTAGATCCGACGTTTAGGATCGTAGCCATGTTGGTGCCAGACAAGGTAACCGTTGCGCGTCCAACAGCTAAAGGGGTCGTGGTTGCACCACCAACCGTAGCAAGCGAAGTACCGCCAGCGGTTTGGATCGTGATGGTATTACCCGTGGTTCCAGAGAACGCCGTGGTGATATCACAGAAGATATTGGTGATCTGCGCGCCAGCCGGAAGAACGGCAAAGGTGGTAGCAGTCGTAGTGTTAACCGTCATGGTCCCAGTCTGAGCAACAGTCGTTGCGCCCATGTTCTGGATCGTGCCAGCGGTCGTGCCCGTTGTGTACTTGTTCGTGCCAAGCAGCCAAGGGCCAAGGTGGGAAGCGAAACCCATAATAACTCCTCAAATCAAAACTTGCTGTCTCTTGAGGGAAGTCTGCCTAGTCAGTCAGCAAGTCGGGTGGTCTAGGTATGCCACTTTATAACACAGCACAGTGCAAAAGAAAAGGGGGCTTTTGGCCCCCTTTTCTTACACCAATCAGCTAGATCCGGGCGAACCGAAAATACCGAGCGGGTCAGAAAAACCGAACGAATAACGCTCGCGTGCTTTGTAGCGCACGTTGCCCGTGTCGAAGTCTCCATCCATGGAGTTCGTCAAAGGCGAACGCTCAAAGTGCTTCAGACCGTTTGGAACATCGGTAGTCAAATACCAGCCGTTTGCGTCGGTCAGGAAGTGGTTAACGGTGTAACCTTCTGGGATTGCGCCGTTGTTCTTCAGAGCGTTGATGTCGTTGTCGGTCGTACCAACACGGAGGCTGGTTTCCAACAGACGGGTAGCAACGAACATCAGGTTTGGTGGGATGATCAGCTTGCGTGGCTTTGCTGCGATCAGCAGGCCGCGCTCATCCGTCCATGCAGCGATTTGAATAACCGCGTTTTCCAACGAAGTCTCATTCAAGTCAGCAGCCGTGGAAGGCGTGTTGCTGTTCGTGCCACCAGAAACCAACGGATGCGCCGTGCTAAACAAAGCAACTCCATCACCACCGGGAAAGGCGCTGTTAAAGCCGTTGTTAATAACCGAAGCAGCTTTCACCTGTTTGGTGTAAGCCATGGCGCGAGCCAGAGCCTTGGTGTAACGAGCAGACAAGCTGTCGTACAGGTTATCCTCAATCGCCTCTTCAGTGATTGAGAAACCAAGAGCAATGGTTTCGTGGTTGTAGCGAGCGGTGAAGGCTTCCTGCGCATTGTCGTACGCAATTGCCTGACCTTCGTTCTTGACTGGAGCAGCGGAGAAACCAGACAGCTTGGTTTCTTCTTCAAAGCTACGCTCCGATTTCTCGGTCTCGTAGATTTCTTTGTGCTCTTCGCCATAACGGGCGTACTCAAGACCGAACAGGGCGTTAAGGCCCGGGAGCAGTTCTTTAAGTAGTTGGGCGCGTGAAATAGCCATGATTTACTCCTTAGACACCAGTGGTGTTGTTCATGGAATGGAAGTTTCCGTTCCACGTTACCAAGACTTCTGGGAACCCAATAAACGTGCAACTTGTACCCGAAGCAACAGTGATAGCACTGCTAACCGTGAGAGTTGTACCGTTTACGTTGGTAACCGTGATGTAGTTACCTTGGGCAGCGCCAGTACCCGAAGCAATAACTTGCATACCTGCAAGAATTGACGAGTTGGAAGCAGCCAGAGTCAGAGTGGTGGACGAACCAGAGGTTGATGCGGTAGCGGTAACCACTACAGCAGTCTCAGGAACAACACCAACAACACGCCACGGAGCAGCGGCGGTAACACGGGTGTTACCAGTACCGTTGGAAACCGCACCGCCGGTTAGGGCAAGGTACGAGTTACCGTTGACCGTGGAGCCGCTGTTACCCGTCAGGGTGTACATGTTAGTACCAACAAACGCAGGGTTAACATAACCAATGGTCGTGTTAGCTGTGTTTGCCAACGAAGTCCCCTGACCCGTTACAGCGGCTTTAAACACCGTGCGAGGATCATCAACAACGTAAGCAAGCGCGTTGTTAGAAACCGTGCTTGCAGGCCAGTACTGGCTCTGAACGGTTTGCGACAGGCTATTCACATACTGGCAACCCAAAAACACGCCAATCGTTCCAGCAATTGCTGACGTAGGACTGGATGCGGCGCTGTAGTTGTCAATAACAATAGTGCCATTGGAAAGCTTAACGGTGTCGCCGTTAAACAGGTTGGTTGAATACCCAGTGGCAATTGGGTACATACGGGTAGAACCCGCGTACACCAACCCACCGAACTCGTTTACGGGTTTTAACCCGTAGGGAGAACTAATAACAGGATAAGCCATTTAAAACTCCGTTATTTAATACCAGAACCAAATCCGCCGCGACTGACCGTTGACTTACGATCTGCAAACAGCGGCATACGGGGGTCATTGTTACGCATGAAGTTGTTATCAACAGACTCCATTTGTTTCTGTGCCTGATCGTTGTAGTACTCCGCCATGGCTTCCGCTTTTTCGGCTGAGATTTTGCAAAGCAAAAGCCCACCGATTTCCACATTGCCGTCAGAGTTTCCTTCGATCATCAATTCGGGATGGTCTTTCGCCTTAACCGGAACCCAGCCCATCCTGAACTTACCGGACACGTTAGTGTTTGCGGCTTGCCCCATGATGTGCGTTGCAATCCACCGAAATGAATAGCCCGCTTCAGGGGTAGGATCTGGCAGAGAACTCGGCGGTACGTAGACAGCCCGAGCGGTTTTTTCGCGTGACGCCAAGTCACGGGGGGTACGAGCGTTAGCTTCAGCCATTTGCATTCTCCAATTTAACCAATTGATCAGCGTATTGTTTCGGGGTCAAACCAAACTTCTTAGCCAGCGCAACCTGCGTGGTAGTCAGCTTGACTTGTCTTGTGCCTGACGAGCGTGTCGCAGGCGCAACAACTGCCGATTGTTTCTTGGAGGTAGACCCCCCAAACATGTCAGGGAAAGTCTTGTGCAGGCGTGAATCTATTGCCTGAAAGTACTCATCGCTTCGCGGGTCGGTGCCCGAAGTCACTAGTTTTTGGTGCAGCCCTAATGCGTAGCTGGTAACTTCCTCGTACCCCTGTGCTCCGAACCACTGGTTTTTTGCCTGCCAGCGCAGTGTCTTTTCGTCAGGTTGGACCGCTGGGGGAGCGGACATTTGCCTTTGTACATTATCTGAAGTTGTTTGTAAAGGGGTAGGTCTGAAGTTTTTGATCGACTCCAATTTTAGTTTGGCTTCGGTCAACGCTTCTTGCGCGGCAATGATAGCGTCCGTATCAAAAGCTTCCTGCGCTTCCTTGTACTGACGCCGCACCGCAACCAGTTCTGCTTCTGCCGCAGCCTTTGCGGTTTCAGCGTACTGGGCAGTGCCAGTGTCTACATACTGTTTAAGCTGCTGGTTCTCAGACAGTAGCTGTTGCGCAAAGCGCTCAAGCTCTTGCTTCTCCCGCAGGGTGGCTTCCTTGGCACGGCGCTCATCATGTCGCGCGTGTGTCAATTCTTTAATGCGCCCCTTGACCTTATCTGAGTACGACTCGATTTCGTCGTCGGTGGGGTCTTCGACTTCCCGGTCCAGCGGCTTGCGCCCCCGGTCTTGCTCAGGTGTGTCGTCAATGATTTCGACTTCAATGTCTTCATCATTTGGTTTAATAGCCTGTACGCCATTAGACTCGTCTGGGAATTTGTACTCTTCCATGTGTTACCTCGTTAAGCGCGGCTGATGCCACGGGGATCTTCAACAACAGCCTCAACCTGATCGTCATTGATCAGACGGAATTCGCGGTCAAAGATTTTCAATCGCGTACCGGAATAGGCACGTACCAAAACAAAATCGCCTTCTTTGCACCAAGGGCCATAAGGAAACTTAACCTTATCCTTGTATGCGTCGAGGCCGACCTTTACTACAAAAAGCACCGTTGATGCAGGCTCTTCCTGTTTGATAAACACATCAGGCTTAACAATGTCAGTCCCCTCAAACGTGTCGTCCATCTCAGGAATAGCGCAAAGAAGTTTCCACCCAGTTGGGGCTGGGATTGTCTTTGCTTTTTGCTCCGGCGTAAGTTCATCAGTCATTGGCTTCGTCCACTTTTTTAGCAAGGTCGATGATGTAACGCTCTGCGATGGCTAGACCTTGAATGACACCACAGAGTTTTCGATACTCCTCATACGATTGACACACGCCGTTAGCCAAATCATCAGCGTAGTTGTTTAAATCGTCGCGGATCTTTTCGCGCAATACGCGGGCAAATTCATGAATCACGCTTTACTCTCCGGTTTGCGTTGGTTGTTTTGCATTTCTATCTGCGCTTTATTCTTGGCGATATCCGTACCAATGCGCAGCCCCTCAATCTCATGCTGGGCGTCTTGCTTGGCTTTGCTCTCTTTAATCTGCGCGCCCATCTTCATACCGGCAAGCTGCATGTCGCCAGTCATCTTCTCTCTATCTAACTCAAGGCGCGCCTGATCAAGTGCGTTCTTGCCCGCCTGCGCTTGTGCTTGGGCTTGTGCTGCCTGTGCCTGCGCTGCTGCCTGCTGCATCTTTATCTGCATGTCCTGCTGCTTTATCTGCGCATCAAGCTGGGCTTTCTGTGCATCAAGCTGAATCCGGGCCTGCGCTTCCTGCTGGCGAATTTGCAAATCTTGTTGCTTCATCTGCAACTCTTGCTGCTGCATCTGGATCAGCGGATCTTGGGCTTGCTGCTGCGCCTGCTCTTTGGCCTGCTGCGCCTTGTTCTGATCCACCACCTGCTTGGACGCCTGCGCAATCAGATTAGAGAGTGCGTACTCGGCTTCTGGCGGTAGATCATCGTCGTATTTAGGCAACGCCGCGCCAAGCTGCTGCTCTACTTGATAGCGATACAGGAACCCAGCATGTTCTGCGATATGCTCCATGAGAGCGGCTGAGATCTGCTGAGCTTTCGGGTTCTGCCCAAGTGCCTGCGCAATCGTTGGGTCTTGAATCATCGCCATGTGAACCTGAATGTGCGACTTGTGGTCTTGGTAGAAGAACGCCTTGACCGGCTCGCTCTTCATCAGGTTCATGTTCTCCGTTACCGGATCGCGCGGCTTCATATCCTCTGGCAGAGGCACCAGTTTATTTGCATGCTTGATGCCCAGAATCTCCAACATCTGCCGGTGCAACTGTGGCAAGTCGTAAATGTCCGGTGCCATCTGCGCCATCTGAATAACGGCTTGGTACTGTACAACTCGCTGACTCAGCGTAGCCGCGTTGGGATCACTAACAGGGATGATATCTAAATGGTCGTAGTCAGACTTCTTGGCTTTGCGCGGTCCCTCTTCTGGGTCGTAGTCGTACTCGTCCTCTGTCTCGTCCCGAACAATCTGCGCAAGCAAGCGCAGTTCCTGCTTGAAGCTGTAGTGCAGGCGCGCCTGCACCGCCGTCATTACCTTGAGTTGGCGCTCCAACAGAGCGAGCGTGGTCCCCACTGGTGCTTGACCCGACATGTCACTAACTTGCATGTCAGCCGTGGCAGCGAAACGCCGCCCTTCTTCCACAATCGTGGAAAGTAACTGATACAGGACATTCGATGGTTCTTTGTACGGCAGCGGAAGTATGTTGTCTCGTAGTGCCCCTGAACCAATATCAACATCCCGCCATTCTCCCGG